ACGCAAGGCCCCAAAGGCTCACGCGCCGAGGATGTGGAAACGGCTGAGTAATGGCTGAACAGCCCTCGTCTCAGCGGCTCAGAGAGCGCAACCTGCTGAGCCAAGACGCCATGCGGGCCTTCGATGCGTTAATCGGGGAGGTTGAGGCTGCTGGCGACAAGCAGAAGAAAACAGGGTGGATGTCACTATCATGGCATCGTCGCCTGACATGGCTCCGCTGGCTACGAGAATTGCGCGCCTACGTTGAGAACCTGCACACGATGAGGTTAGCGCACGAAGTAGCCGCCCTCGCCGCCCCGGAGGCGTCTCCCCAGCCGGAGATCGCGCGGGTGTGGTTTGAGAAGGGATGGGAGGCGCGAGCAGCGACACATGACCGTGGGTTGGATGCCTCTGAACGTGCCGCCCAAAGAGAAGCCGCCTATCTCGCCGCTCACCGTCAGGAGTCACCGCAAATTGCACGCGCTATGGCTGATAGTTTCGGGCAGCACGATTATCAACCACCCATTGAGGTCACAGGGGATGACGATGGATGGGGTTGACACCCCGTACACACCTATGATACAGCTATACGAATGCCCTGCTGTGAAGACTGCCAGTACTGGAAGAAGGACTGGGGTATCTGGGCGCATAATCGATGGACGCGAGAGCTATCTGATCGAGGCTGGTGTACCAAACCCCACAGCCCCCCGATAGACATGCTCGGAATCGCCATCATTTGCCACCAATACTCCCAAAAAAATCGGCCCGCAGCATTCTATGTCACACCACCCACGCAGCGACAGAACAGAACTGATCAAACACATGCTGGAAGCTCTCCAAACACCCCAGAAGAGTCTCAGCACATGGGAAAACCAATTCCTCGAAAGTATCTCTGATCAATTTGACCGAACTAAATCGCTCTCAGAGAAACAATTCGATAGATTAGAAACCATCTACGCTGAGAAAACGGACTAACCATCTACCAGTACCATGGCTGAACGCTACTTCGATGACCGTACTGGAGAGTGGGTGTATTACGACGATGAACCTACGCCTTCCCTGTGGACCAAGTTACAGCGTCTGAAGCAGCCAGAGAAGTTTGAGAAGTCTCAGGTCAAGCATATCCCGATAGGAACACATCCTACCCCTCTCCCCGTACGCCAGCGCATGCAGTCTCAGGTCAAGCAGGCGCAGGTCAAGCAGCCCCCTCCTAGCCCCCCACAGGCCCCCACAGGCCCAGTCCTCTACCCTCACCTGAACCACCACCTCACCCCCGAGGAGAGGCAGCGTGGGGCGGTCAATGGGGGACGTAAGGGAGGCCCAGCTAGAGCCCTGAAGCTGAGCCCTCTAGAACGCTCCACAATCGCCCGTAAGGCCGCAGACGCCCGATGGAGGAGAGGATGACCCCACCACGCCCTTTGAGCCCCCCACAGCAGCGCAGGCTCCTCAAACGCCAAGAGGAAGCCCAACAGATTCGTGATCAGGCCAAGATCGTGGCTCGCCAAGAGAAATTCGACGCATCTTTGGAACGATGGGCCAAACCCCTTGACAAAGAGCCTCTTGTAGGCTAGGATCACGTTTTGCACTCAATTGCACACCATGACGTCAGCAGTCGCCACGACCGCAGATCGCCTGCAAGAACTGTCGGAGATACAGCGGACTCGTGTGCTGAAGATGGTAGCGAAAGAGCGTCTGAAGTTAGAAGCCGCCAAAGACGCGCCTGTCGATCACTACATCGCCAAAACCATCAATGAGTCCATGCGGGAGTATCGCTACACCCTCCTTGAACTACAGAAGCTTCGGTTCGAATTAGGGCTGGACGAATTCCGAGGCCCCACTGCCCATGTCACCATGCGTGGAGTCTCACAGACGACTACGCTTCCCGATGGCTCCTCGGTGCAGAAGCAGATTTTCGAAGCGATCAACACGATTGAACAGATTTTCGATGCCCGCCACATTCCTAAAGAGGTGAGTGATGGAAGACCCTAACACCATGGCAGACACGCCCAAGTGGGAAACAGTCACCGAGAAGATCCCCGGCCAAGACTTCACCGAGAAGCTGAAGGTCGAGACAGGCTATCTCTATCGCACGACTGTGATCGCCGGGGCGACCACCGATGCCGCAGGACAAGTGGCTGTGGCTCAGACGTTTGTGCCTGACTCCATCGTCAAACGCTGATGCTCATCTTCGCCACGAAGCCCGAGCCCATTCCCCTCCTTCGCCGGGTGTATCATGGCGATTTGTTTGAGGTGCTTCCTGAGTTTGAACGAGACTCAATAGACGTGTGTGTGACGGATCCCCCATATGGCTTAGGCTTCATGGGGAAAGAGTGGGATCAGTTGACCAGCAAGCAGAAAGTCAGTGCCATGAAACAACAACAGCACTGGCATCAAGCATGGGCCGAGGAAGTGTGGCGTGTCCTGAAACCCGGAGCCCACCTCCTCGCTTTCGGTGGGACACGCACGTTTCATCGTTTGACATGCGCCTTAGAGGACGCGGATTTTGAGATCCGAGACTGTCTCATGTGGCTCTATGGCACAGGCTTCCCCAAGAGCTTGAACGTACAGCAAGCTATCAACAAAGCTCAAGAAGGATTTCCACAGGGAGGCCCAGATCCTACCAGCCCGAATCATGGGAAATTCAAAGGTGGATGTACAGACGATTCTCCCACAGGACAAGGATTTGGTGCAGGAGCCGGATCCTTCATGGACGAACAGGGGAATGGGAGAGGGAATGATGAGGGTCCATGGCAAGGATGGGGTACCGCACTCAAACCTGCATGGGAACCGATCATCCTCGCGAGAAAACCTCTCAGTGGCACCGTAGCAGAGAACGTCTTGACGTACGGCACAGGAGCGTTGAATATCGATGCCTGTCGCATAGAAACACAAGACAATTTGAATGGTGGGGCATATAGCGGTGGGAAACGCACTCCTGTTTCGGGAGAAGAACGATCAGCAGTTGCCGCAGGAATGTACGGGGAGGATGGACGTTTGACGCCTGAACAGTATACCCAGCCCCAAGGTCGCTGGCCTGCCAATGTAATCCTCGATGAGGAAGCCGCGTTGCAATTGAATGCACAGGCGGGGGAACGAGTATCCCCATGGATAGGGAATGCGAATGGACATACACGAGGAGCGAAGGGTGGATTGATGTTTGGTGGGACGGAACAACGTACTGAACACAAAACAGGATATTTGGATAGTGGAGGCGCGTCGAGGTTTTTTTACTGTGCCAAACCCGGTCGATCTGAACGTGATATCGGCTGTGAGGATCTTCCTATACGCACCGGAGGCGAAGCGACAGATCGCGTAGATGGCACGGATGGTCTGAACAGTACGAGAGCCGGATCAGGACGCACCGGAGGCGCACGCAACACCCACCCCACGGTGAAGCCCTTGTCCCTCATGCGCTGGCTCATACGTCTCGTGACGCCCCCCGGAGGGGTGGTGCTCGATCCGTTCTTAGGGTCAGGGACCACGGCGATGGCCTGTATCCCTGAGCACTGTGGCTACATCGGCATCGAGAAAGAAAAAGAGTCGTTTATCATCGCAGAGCATCGCATTGCGGGTATGATGCAACGACAGGCCCTGAAGAAGCTGATCGTGAGACGCACAGAAGAAGACGTGCCCTTGCCCTTCTAATGCTCAAATTCGCGCAGCCCAAAGCGCCTCCCCCCACCCCTGAGCAACACCTCCATCAGGTCAATGCGCGAGCCTATGCTTACTTTGAACAGTTCTTAGGTAAGGACGAAGCTCTTAAGATCTGGAAAACCGGCCAGAAGATTGCCGATCCGCAAGAACGCGCCCTGTTCTACGCCAAGAGCGTGGTGCATGTCGAGGAAGCCCTACGCGGCACGCCTTCCACGCAACTCCAAGACTACGCCCAGTACAAGTGGAAGCCCGTAGGCATTCGAGAATTCATCTGTAGTCCGAGATACCTGAACAAAGCCGCCGAGATCTACCCGGGGGTCTTAGCCGCCGCAGAAGAACTGAACAACGGGTTCTATGTCGAAGCGATTATGACGGGCGGGATTGGCTCAGGGAAGACGACGCTCGCCTTGTACACGAACGCTTATCAGTTGTATCTGCTCTCGTGTCTGAGGAATCCCCACGGACAGTTCGGACTGGACCCAAGCTCCGAAATTCTCCTCGTCTTTCAGAGTATGACGCTCAACTTAGCCAAAGGTGTGGATTATCAGCGTTTTCGACACATGATTGAAGGCTCGCCCTATTTCAACAAGTATTACCCCTTCGATAAAAGCCTACATAGTCGGCTTGTGTTTCCGAATCGCGTTGAAGTCGTACCGGTCGCTGGTACTGAGACAGCGGCCATCGGCCAGAACGTCATGGGCGGGTTGATCGATGAATTGAACTACATGAGCGTGGTGGAGAAGTCGCGTGTAGCCGTGGATAAAGGCACGTATGACCAAGCGATCCTCCTCTACAACTCGATTGCACGAAGACGCAAGTCGCGGTTCATGGAAAACGGGAAGCTACCCGGTATACTCTGTCTGGTGTCTAGTAAGAAGTACCCCGGTCAGTTCACCGATCAGAAAGTGGCTGAAGCTGAGAAAGACCCCACCATTTTTGTATACGATAAGCGCGTCTGGGATATCAAGCCGGAGGACTTCGGGAACCGAGGCTGGTTCGCGGTCTTCGTGGGGGATCTCACCCGGAAGCCGCGTTTCATAGAGAAAGGGGAACCGGTTAATGATGACATGCGAGCCTTGTGTGTCGCGGTCCCCAATGAGTTTCGACAGGAATTCGAAAAAGACATCATCAACGCCCTGAGAGAGATCGCCGGGGTGAGCACTTTAGCTAGACACCCCTTCTTCTTAGAGGTGGAAAAGGTCCACTACGCCTTTAAGCCCCGAGAATCGATCTTCTCTCAACCGGTGGTGGACTTCGTAGAGACACGTCTCACACTTCTTAAGAAGAATTTCTGGAATCCTGATATCCCGAGGTTCGCTCATTGTGACCTTGCTCTATCAGGGGATTCGGCGGGCCTCTGCATCGGGACCGTTTCAGGCTTTAAGAGCGTATCGAGCGATCCCATTCAGCCCGCTTACATGCCCGAGGTGTGGATCGATGGTGTGTTAGAGATCCGTCCTCCAAAGAACTGCGAGATCTTACTCGGCAAGATCCGCGAAGTCATCATCGTCCTGAAGAAGATGGGCCTGAACATTGTCTGGTGTACATTCGATCAATTCCAGTCCGCAGACAGTCAGCAAATTCTGCGGCAACAGGGATTGATTACCGGACATCAGAGTATGGACACGTTGCCCTGTCCACCCTATGACTTTACCAAGACAGCGGTGTATGAAGCGCGGTTGAACGTCCCCACCCACCCGAAGCTCCATCGCGAAATTCTCACGCTGGAAAAAGACGTGAAGACCGGGAAAGTCGATCATCCCCCCGGAGGCAGTAAGGACTGTGCAGACGCCCTCGCAGGAGTCGTGTATGGGTTGACCATGCGCCGGGAGATGTGGGGCCTGTATCGGATTCCTGTCTTGATGATTCCGCAGAGCGTCTATGCGAGCGTAGACAAGCTCCAAAAACCAAACGTCCCTGAGTATCAATCGCTCATCGAAGAAAGCGCGTAGGAGCCTATGGACCCCACAATTGGCCGAAAAGTTGTAGATCGTGTGAATCAGGCGAAACCCTATCTCCTGCAATACAACTCGGTTCCGGCCTGTGGGGAGTACTTGCAGTGGGTGTGTGCCGAGCCGGAGATGAAAGCGGAGAGAGTGGGTTTGCTGAGTAAGAGTGCAGGCGAAGCAGGCTACACCTATCCGAATCAGCAACGCTGTTCGCATGATGTCCTTGCATGGCCCAACGGAGAGCGTGTAGACATCATCCAAAGTGCCGGTGGGCATCCCGCTCCTGCTGGCCCCGCATGGACAGTGATTCCGCCCGCCTTTTGGCGTCCAAGTAA